TAATACCAGATACATATACCGCATCACCTTTTGTAATAGCTACATCTGCTTTAGCTGTAAATTTTATTGGACCTCTTAATGGACCAATAAATTCAGCAGCAGTTAATTCACCACTTGTTTCATCATTAGCGTCTGAACGTAAAAATTGTGTAGAATCTAATCCATCTAAAGTATCAGCATTTCCACCGCCAATTTGAACCATAGTACTACTAGCAGCATCGTGAATATATAGCTTATCAGCACTATAATCGTATGCTAACTCATATGCTTCTGTATTGCTTGTAGTGGGTGTACCAGACCCTCTTCTAATTTTAATGCGATTAGCCACTAAAATAACTCCTTCTTAATAACTTCCACCATCAATGTAAGCACCATCTAGGTTTCCTGAAGTATTGTTTAATGTCATTGTACCAAATTCTACATTTCCAGCAGTACCACTAAAAACTTCACTTGAGTTAGTTGCATCAGGAATAAATGTAAATTTACCATTATCTTCATTGAATCCAAAAAATCCAACTTTTGGAGTAGTTCCATTATGCCATTTAAATTCAATACCTCTATCTTTAGTATCGTTAAGACCATCTCCATCTCCACCAAGAGTAAATATAGGGTCGTCAATAGTTACTACAGTACTATTTACAGTTGTTGTAGTACCATCTACTTGTAAATCACCTAGAATGGTAACTTTTTTATTCCAACCAATTTTCATAGCTTCTTCAGCTACACCGCTTTCACCAACATAAAATATTAAGTCAGTTTTATTTGCAGTTGATGTAAATTCTGCTGATGCTTTTGCTACGATAGAAGCTGCTAGTTGTCTTGCATCTCCAGTATCAGTTTCACTAGGTGCTGCAAAGTCTATTCTACCTAATACATCTCCAATGTCTACATCAGTATCGCTTGTATATAATTTTAAGATTGCACCAGTTGCAGTAGTTACAGTTAAATTATTGTCAAGTTCTAACGCCGCATTAAATGTTACATTACCTGCTGCACCAATGCTAAACGCTTCAGCTCCTAATGTACCACTATTGTTATAATGAAAGCTATTAGACGCTACATTATTAGCAAATACATCTCCAACACTAAATCCACCACTTACAGTTAAATCGTTTGCTACAGTAGTATTACCAGTACCAGCGTCTACTGTAAACGCCGCTACACCTGAAGTATCATCTACAATAAAGTCTACATCTGCGGTTCCATCACCTATAGTTACCGCCGTATCTGATGCAACAAGAGTTTTGATAGTTCCAGCTAAGATTAATCTTATTTCACTATCTTCGGCAAAATTAATATAATCATCGTTTTCTGCATTACCAATTTGTAAACTTGCATTATAAATATCAGTAATAGTAGTTTGTGTTGGATTAATAGCAAATGTTCTTGCTATAGCACCATCAAATGCACTACCAGTTAATCCACTACCTGTACTTAATTGATTTGGTACTTTTAATACTGATAGACTATCGGTAGATAGTTCCATTGTTGTTCCATCAGCCGCATTGGTATTTAACATTGTACCTTCTACTGAGTCAGCTGCAATAGTTAATGCACCACCACCAGCTATAGTAGCATCACCAGAAACGCTACCATATATAGCATCTCTTAAATTACCATATGTTATTTTCTTTTCAACACCTGCGTCAGAAAATGCAAGATAATCAGTTGCCGCTATTCCTGTACCACCTAATGCTGTAAGATTGTCAATATTTAATGATACGCTTAATGAATTGTCATCATTTCCACTACCTAGTGATACTGCAATACCATTACCAGCACTTACATCAGATAAAGTTGATAAATGAAATGGTTGTACGGTACCAATAGAATCTGTTTGTTTTCCTATAAATAACTTAGTTCCCTGATTATTCCAAGCTAATTCACCATAAGCTAAAGAAGATGGATTTGTATCTGAGTTCCAAGTAGTATTTCTTTTAATTTGAATTAAATTAGCCATAATTGTTCCTCGGTTTAACTATTAAATAATCCCCCGTCTATTCCATTAGCATCTACCCATTTAGAACTAGCATTGTTATATACAAGTATAGCTCCATCTACTGGTGATGTTATATCTGTATCATTCAATTCTAAAAGTGTATCTTCTCCTTGAACTGAATTATCTACATAAGTCTTTGTTGCAATTGTATCATCAACGGCAATAGTAATTGTATTTCCTGAACCAGAAGTGTTAATTCCAGTTCCTCCAGATACTAATAATGATTCACTATCTAAGTCAATTGATAATGCACCACCCGTATCTGCTTGAAAGTCTAAATCTTGTGCTGTAACTTGAGTATCTACATAATCTTTTACCGCCGCTGTAGTTGGTAAACTTGTATCATTATCTGATGAACCTAAGCCCTCAGTCTCCGTTACAATTGCAGTTCCTTTAAAATTATCTACTTCTAAATTAGAAATAGTATTGTTATCAGCATCAATGGTTTTGTTTGTAAGTGTTTGTGCTGCACTACTTGTTGTAGTATCGTTTAAAGCATCTCTAACATTAGTTGCTGTACTATTATCTAAACTTACAGGTATTTTTGCTGCATCAATAGTAAAACTATCTTGAGTTTTAACACTATCTTGTAGTCCTACAGTTTTAGAAGCTGTATTATTTTGTATAGTAGCTTTAACTACTGGATTTGTTTGTATTTTAGTACTTATAGCCATTATTCTACCGAATCAGTAAATGTCATATCCAATTTTACTGCTCCCTTTGAAATTACTACATCACCCTGTATTTGTCTTACATACGCACCGCCACCAGCACTATCTTTTTCTACTAAGTCCCAATATCCTTCAAAATCATCAGCAAAATATTGTATAGCTTCTGCTGGTAATGTCAATGTTACAGCATTAGAGCTTCTATCCGCAACAACGTCAAAATGTACTTCTGTTACGCTACCAGATGCCCAAACATCACTACCACTTGCTGTGCCATCAGTTCCTGTAGTTTTATTAGGACCAGTAAATGAAGTATGGTCATAATCTTTTATAATAACTGCTGCATAGCTCATAGTTGATAACATTGTATGCGTATCATCAAATGTAATAACATTAGAAAAATCTGCATTTTGTTGTAATTCTATATCTTGATATTGATTTGCTGAAATCATTTAATACTCCTAATATAAAAATACAACGCTTGTTGAACTAGATTTTGTTGCACTAATTTTATAAGTATATCCCTGTATTAGATATATACCTACATCAGCACCATCAATGGTTAATGTTACTTCAGCGCTTGTACCATTCATATGCACAGCTCTACAAGGGTCCATATCAGAACCAGTTGCATCTACTGCTTTTATGTATGGCGAAACACTTTCACGTACTTCATAATCATTTAACTTCTTAGCCATTTTGTTCTCCTATTATTTAACTGCAAATGTTTTAATTGTACTGGTAAAAAAGACCTTATTTTTATTGCCTTCATTATCAGAAACTTTTTTATAAAATTCTCTCATATAATATTCTTTTTCTTGAAGATTGCCCATACGCTCAGCTAATTGTGCTTTTACATAACATACAATTGCTAAACTTAATACTCTATTTACATTAACGTGTGTACTTTCATCAGGTGCTGTTACTTCTGTTAAAGCTGAATCAGCAGTTGTTTCTGGGTCTTCTTCTACAAATATTTTTTCTAGTTTTGTATATTCAATGCGCAATCCATTAGTAATGTTTTCATCTGGATAAATAATATCATCTAATGTACCACCTTTAACTCTACCTTGGTTATCAATAATTCTACCAGCACTACGAACTATTTTGTATAAACGTAGTTTTCTACCAGCTTGTATAAATGCATAGGTTCTATTTGTATCATAGCTCATGGGTTGGTATCCTCAGTTACTAATGGGTCTGAAGACATTCTTCTAATTTGTTTGTACTTATTATCATCTTCAGTATCTAACACACTTATAGATTTAATAGCAATTAATCCAGGAGGTAAATCATAATCTCTTGTATTCTTGACAATATTTTGCTTATTTACTTCTGTATCTAATTCGTTGTTAGATTGTATTTCCATTATTGCATCTTTAATATATGCTATTGTTAAATTTGTATCACGAGTATTTGCTCGTTCCATTATTTCTAAAACTTTCATTGTTGAACTCTTTCTGGTCTACGTTGTGATTGTTGTTGTGGTTCAGCAGCCGCTACTGCACCAGTAATACTTCTTAATTCAGCAATAGCACGTTGATAAAAATTTAATGATTGTTGTACTCGTGTATTTGCTAAACTTAAATCTCCTTGAGATACTGATATTACACTAGCCGCCATTTCTGGGTCTTCATCTTCTAACCAATGGATAGCACTTAAACTTGTTTTACTTGTTGCATCAGTACTCTTTACCCCACCTTCTAAAATCTTTTCAGCATCAGCTACATTAGACAAACGCAACATATCTAAAGAAGCCGCATATAATATAGCGACATTCTCATATTCCGTTAATATCCAAGCATCTGTGTTTTCATCAATAATTGGCGGTGCTGAATAAACAATAACTCCTTTATCACCATTTCCAGCTGTAACTGTGGTGTCTGCTACCGCCCCTGGTTTTCTATAAACCAAATCTGAAGTAGTGTCATTATAATCAGGGTCTGGTTTAATAAATATCTTTCCACTTAATTTATAATACTTAGGAAACATTTTTGTTGGAAAGTTTAAACTATCACTTTCATCAGTTAAATGAATCATTCTATCAGGGATTTCTTGTGCAATTCTTCTTTTTGTTCCATCATAACGATATACTGCTAATACTTTATCATAAGCAATAGAAGAACCATTACCTATAATATTTGTATCTACATCATTTACTACATCTTGTCCATATATTTCTATTTCAGAAGCAACGGACCATAAAAACTTTTCAGGTAGTGATGAAACAATAAATTTTGCACCAGCATTTAAATACTCTACTAAGAAACGAGCTTTGGATTCGTTCCCAGTGATATTATTTACTTTTTCCCATAATCTCATAATTCAATCCTTTATGCAGTCAACCCCCCAAAGGGAGAAAGGAGGTAAAGAACCTTCAGGGGGCGACCACAAATTAACTACTTAGTACTTTAGTACCAAATAGCGTGTGATTCTGGCATCATAAATTCGAAACCAGCTTCAGTTAATATCATATCGACTCTTTTATCGATACCTGAGTTCTCTAAAGTTTGAACTCCGACATAGATAGAAGTGTCTCTATTAATCCCATTAGCAACAAGAGGTCTGTATTTAACATTGTTCATATTGACAGCTAGGATTTTGACGTGAGAACCATCTAATGCAATACATCTTGATACATTTAAATCACCATATACTGTTGAGATAGTTGTTACATCTAAGCCCATAACTTTCTTACGTCCAGTTACAGCTAAGTCAGCTCTAAATTGTCCGTCAATGCCAATGTTGTTACCAAAGAATCCACCTAGTTTGTGTAACCAAGTGTAAACCTCAGTAGAACATAGGAATACAGTCGCTTTATCATTGTTGTATCTTGGGTCTTGATATTGAGACATATCTTGTAGGAAGTCATCAATAGTCTTAGCACTTGTCCAAGAGAAGATGTTTCCATAATTCAAGACATAGTCAACCGCACCCTGGGTATGTTGAACTCCACCTTGAGATACTTGACTTGAGAATAATCCAGCGTGTTCAATGTCCCATTTGTGTTCAATAAGTTTTTCTTTCCAAACTCTTGCCCACTCATTTGGTTCATATTTAAGAGCTGTTGCTCTAGCTGTATTAGTCATACCAAATTCAGTTCTGAAAATCTGAGTTTGTCCATAACCAGTTGAATAAGGGTTGTCTTTCCAACTTTTATTTAGAAGCGAAGAACCTTCAGCGTAAGATGTACCTACAACCATAGCTCTTTTAGCTTCTAGATTTTCAGCAATATCTAGATTGTATACTTCACAAACTGGATTATCGCTTGCAAAGGAAGCCAAATAAAGTGCCGCAGCTGAGTTAGCAGCTCTAAGAACTGTTGCCTCAATTTGCTTTACTTCAGCAGTTGCTGAACCGCCACCACCTGATAGGTTTGCAGCTTCTTGAGCGCCTACAGAATCAATCTTTACAAGAATGTAATCTGTTACTGCTCCACCGCCATCAGTTGAAGAAACAGGTACTTTAAGAATTTGATTTGGCATCAAAAACTCAGGAGCTGTTCCTGCATCACCTACGTGAATTTCGGTATTTGAATTTCCTTTAATGTTTTGAATGTTACCTGCTGAGTAGTAATCACTAGCAACAAATAAAGAAACACTTTGTCCAGCCGCTGTAATAGCTGCAGCACTTGTGTCTACGATATCTGCTGAATTAAATACATCAGCTGTACCATTATTAAAACCTACTACATAGACGTATCTTTTCATAAAAGAATGTCTTTTTTCGGTGTATTTGAATTGTGGGTCATCAGTTGGTTTTTTTGCTAAAGTTGAAACCAATCTGAAGAAAGGTGTTTGAGCTAGAGCTAATTCTGAAAATCTTTCAGAAAAGTCATATCGTCTACGCAAATCTCCAGTATTTAACGCTGAACCAGCAATTCCGCTAAAACCACCTTGGCTTAATGCTGTACTATCAACAATTGCCAAAGGGCTTGTTTTGGGATAACTTGTATCTGCCATTTTTAGTCCCTCCTAAGGGTATGTTTAGGTTATTATATTATACTATCTAACCCAGTACCTGTCGAAAGCAACTTATCAAAGACGGCATCGTCTACTGATTTTTCTTCTCTTTGTGCGTTCCCTAATGATGCAAAACTTGTTGGCATTTGCCTAACGTTCTTCATCTGATTAATTACTTCATTCCTAGTATTATTAGCTACCGCTTGGTCTCTATGTTCTCTATTCTTTAAGTAATAAACATCCTCTAAAGTAAGTTTGTGTGATTTTGCATAATCAATTAAATCTTCGTATTGTTCTTCAGAAACATTATGTTTAACTTTAAACTCTTGTTCCTCAGACGCTTTACGTGATTGTTCAGATTGTTGTCTTGCAAAATCATTCAATCTTCTTTGCACCACTCCATCAACAGTTGCATTAAACAACTTTGCTGATTCTGAATTAGGGTCTGACACAGCTTCGTCATAATCAAAGACAAAATCTTCGTCTAATCCTAATTGCTCTTTTACACTCGTAGGTGCTGAGCCACCACCCTGAAAATAACCTCTAACGTGAGAAATTAAATTCGGGTCCTCTTTCATAGCATTTAGTAAAGGCATATAAGGTTCTAACTCTTTTAAACGAGTGTTAAGTCGTTTAGCTTCACGAGAAGAATCACTATATCTCTTTTCTAAATTTGCTACATCCATTTCTGGATTAGCTAATTGCTCTTGTTGTTCAGGGTTCCCTTGTAGGGAAGTTATCTGCGTCTGTTGAGCTGGTTCTGGACTATCTTGGTCCAGGGTTTCACCCATAACTTGTCTATCAAGCTGAGAAAAAAAATCTTCTGCAACAGTATCATTACCTTCGTCTTGAGGGGCTAACTCTTGAAGTTGCTTTCTTTCAGCATCATCAATCATTAGGTTGTTCTCTATATTATCCATACTGTAAATCTCCTTAATTTACTATTATTATTCTGTATTATCAACGTTTTTGTTTGATAATTCTTTTTCTCTATCTGACATACGTTGTTGCAATAGTTTTTGTTGTGCAATAGTCTTAGTAATTTGTGAATCTATTTCTCTACTACCTTCGTCTATTCTATTTTGTATTTCAGATTGAACTACTTGTCGTTGTAATGTTTCAATAGTACTTTCTCTATCTTTTAATGTTTCAGTTAGACTTTCTAGCTGTGATTGTAATTGGCTATAAAGTGATTTACGTTGTAAGATAGATTTCTTGTTACGTATATCAGTATGTTCTAACATTGCTATATCGTCAATAAGACCAGATTGATACCATTTGAAGTATTCGTCTAATAATGCCCAACGATTAATTGGTTGTGTTGCACCAGCTACAATACGAATATCAAATTGAGCGGCGCTATAATCGTTAAAGCGTTCTACAACTTCTCCAAAATCATTGTACATAGGAATATTAATAGATACTTGTTCTATTTCACCTTGTGTTTGACCAGATTCTGGTTGTACAATTCTAAACACTTTTTGTGATGTATAGGTAAATTGTGCAATATCTTTAAACACGTGTCCTAAATGTTCTAGGGCTGGTTCTACACAATTGTTTACCCATTGTCTAATTCTTCTTGTTCCATATTCATCCATTGCTAACATACCACGATAAGTTTCGTGGCTATCTTGACCAACACCTTGCATACTAGATGAAATACCACTAATGTATTCTATATCTGCTTTACCTTGTTGAGTTACCGTATAAAACGCATTGTTAATTGGTAATGGTTGTACTGGTGTAGGTGGAGTAAATCCTTGTCTAAATTTTAACATCGCACCTGGAGCAGATGAATATTTTTCCCATTCTTCTTCATCTACAGCACCTTCGGTGTATAACCATCTTAGATTACTTGCAAGATTTGCATTGTGTAGCATAATTTGGTGTGCTTTATTAATTTCTCTTTGTTTACCAATCATAGGCAATACTGCACTCATAGGAAATGGAGTATTGGTATGCATATATGGTATTGGAACAATTGGATAATCTTTTATTGGTAATAGGGTTTCATATAAATACATATCACCAGCACTTGCACACATTTTTACTTGTGTTTTGTAAAACTCTACGGCTTCTACTAACTTATTTCTAAACATTGGACTTCTATTTAAATCATCAAACTCGTCTTTTGTCATTACTTCTTGTATTGTTTGTGTTTGAGCTTGAACCATTTGAGCTTCCATTAACGCCATTTGTTCATTTACTTGAGCCGCCATTTGTTCTTGAGTTTTTTGTAGTTCAAGTTGCATACGTTCTTGAAGCATTTCACCTTGTGCTACAAGTCCAGCTAATTCCATTTCACGTTCTTTTAAACGCACATCATTTTCTTGAGCCATCATTTCAACATTTGCTTTAGCTTGTTGTCTAATAGCTTCTAACTCTTCAGGGGTTGGTGTTTTTTTCAAAAATACATTAACAAAAGGTACACGTTCTTTTGTGTATACTTCATAGTAATCTAAAATTTCATCTTGTTCCCCTTCTAGCGTATATGCTTCTAGTTCTACATCACCTGGTTGTATATTTGTAGATTCGTGTATATCACGCATTGAATAATTTTTTGTTTCAGCATTTCCTGAAGCTCTAATAATTTTACGTTTAAAATCAGGAAACATTTTTAGAAGTTGTGTTTTAGGTAAATTCTTTTGAACAATAATATAACTTGCATCTCTATAAAGGAAATCCCTACTCATAGGGTCTACATACACATCATAAGGGTCAATAGTTTTAAATACTACTTCACCCATACCTTTATCAGCATCAGGGTCAATATCTACTCTAAAAAATCCTACACCTTTTACTAAAGCATCTTGTATAACATTACCAAACAAACTTTTACCACCAGATAAATGCCAACAATATTCAGCAACCATAGAGTGTACGTGTGCAATATCAGTATCACTACCATCTGTACCTATTGCTTGCCACTTTGGATTGTTTGCTGTAACAAAGTATTTCATAATCTCAATCGCTGGTGTAATACGATTGATAATAAAGTCTGGCATACCACCTTCTCTTAAATCTTCTTGTTCCTCAGCAGTAAGTTGTTCATTTAAATAGAAATCCATACATTTCTGAGAATCCATAAACCATTTTTTACGATAATAACTATTTGCTTTTTGAAATAATTCTTTATTTACTAATGCTTTGTTTTTTCTACCTTTTTTAGCCATAATTACTTCTTCTTAACTATTTTTTTAATTTTACCATTATGTGTTCTTGCAAATTTATGTTTTTTAGTTTCTCTAATTAAAGTTCCACTATAACTTTTGCCTCCCCACATCCAACTTACTTTTTCAGTCATTTCTTTTTCTTGCCTTTTCCTGTTTTTCTTTTTTTAGGCGGTCTACCTACTTTAGTTCCATATGTTCCTTTTCCGTATGGCATAATAATCTCCTATTAATCACGTATCTCAAAATGTGGTAAATCATCAAAGTTATTATCTTTTATTTGTGTATCAGAATCCCAATCTCCACCCCAACGAATGTTATATCCTAATGAAGTAGCAATTCCTTTAACAAATCCAGCAAAGTAGGTAAATCGTTCTCTATCTTTCCATTCTACTGGATAAGGAGCAACGTCTACAGCTAACGATGGATATTGATTATGTTTTCCTTTTGGATACTTTAGTTTACTAAATCCTTCTTCAAATAATTTGTTCTGTTCTTCTTCACCACGATGTCCTTGTAATACAGTACAATCAAAGTCTTCTACAACTTTTTCAAATATTTCGATTAATCTTGGGTCGCAAGTGTTTAATCGTTTCTTAGATGTTTTTCCAAATTCAGCCATTATTTTGTATTTTTAATTGCATCAAATAAATTAAATGAATTAAGTTTTTTCTTTACTTTCATTAAGGTATCTTGATAAATCTCTTTATTTGTTCTTGCTTCAGGGAATACCATTTTATATTCTTCGTCTGATAAATTGTTAATTCCACTTTGCCATTTTTTATATAATTCTACATTTCCATCTTCTAGTAAATGTGCTGGGTATCCTTGTTTTTTTGCATACATAATATTTGAAATATATTGGTCATCAAATCCCTTTTGCAAATATTCATTATATTGCCTATCAGCTTTTGCAGTTTGTGGACCATAGACTCCATCTACTTGAATATTAAAATGCATATTTTTTAATTTTTGTTGAAATTCCATATCTTTTTGATTTTTTGTATATGGTTGTGCGGCAGTACCCATTTGACTAAAATCTTGCATATATCTAGGAGTTTTCATTGGAGCAACTTGTGCAGGACCAGGATTTTTAATAGAACCATCTTGATTGTATTCTATTGTACCTATAGGTTTTTTTAGCGTTGGAGTAGGCATTGGTTTAAATGCATTATTTCCAGGACCATCATTAAATTCCACACCAGTCAATATAGGTTTTTCCATTCTAGGTAAATCTCTTTGTTGCTGTTGTCTTAGTAAAAATGCCTCCATTGTCTCATTTGCGTATTTTTTATCTTGTGGCATAACTTATTCCTTATTTTTATAAACTTTTTCCGCACCTGCAATACCAAACGAACCTAGAGTAACCCAAACAAACGAATTGTAGATATAATCATTGACTACTAATTCTACACCCGCAATACCTAATACTAAATCTACGATTCCAAATACACACATTAGTGCAAAAGAAATAAATCCAATAATAGCTTTTTCGTTATATTCGTTGTCGTCTTTAAAAAAATCCCACATTATGCTGTTACCCAACTTTTTGCTTTTCGTTTTGGTTTATACCATTTAGGCTTACCACTTGCACCATCTTGTTTATAATTAGGCGGAAAAGCGTGTAAATTCGCATAATATAAACTCTCAATAGTGTCATCGTGCGCCATTCTTGGTCCAAATGTAATGATTTCGTTAATTAAATCAAACATATTTTCCCTTAAATATAAGGAACCTGTACTAAAAATGCCAGATAAACCTGAATAAATTCTATTTCTTTTCTGTTGACCCCCTGGTTTTTCAGGAATTACGCTAATATCATAACGATTAATTCTTCTCCTTTCGTCATTTAACGCTTGAAAAATACTTCTATTCATAGCAACATCTTCCACAGTAGCACTTACACAATTGTACTTATTATACATTGCAATGATATAATCTACTACTCCCATTTTATCCATAATACTTCCATCAGGATTTTTTGTACCAATAGTTGGAATACTACGATGACGTTCATATTCTAACACATAACGATTGTTATTCGTATCTACTGCAATCACCATAATAGCACTAAAGTCTGATTCTTTTGTATTAATATCCGTAGCAGGGTCGCAGCCAATAAATACATTGACTGGTTTTCTATCTCCGTCCATTACTAAATAACTTTGTTTTTCTTCGCTATTATATTCGTAATACCCTTCCCAATACTTTAAATGTTTTTGTGTCCAAACAGAATCTTCTTCTGATTGTACTTGCATCATATACTCCTGATAGAATTTTGAAGGTGTTCCAGAATCGTGATAGAATTTTTTCTTTTCTTCTAACTTTGATATTGGAAACCAACTATCCCACAAAGACGTACCATCGGGTTGAATTGCTTTATAGGTAATTACTCTCCACGCAAAATCTTCTTGCTTTTTTTGACTACGCTCGTAATTAATGATGAGATTATTGATAAAGCTATCAAAGTGCACAGGAGTACCATTGACCCTAAGACGACCAGTATGAGGCTCGATAGCAGGATAAACAACAGCAGTAACGAGGTTGCTGTTCTTAGCCCTTGCTTCAGCCGTGATAGTATTTGCTTCGTGTTCAAAGTCGTCCAAAATGATGAGGTCGTATCTTTTATGCAGTTTACTACCTCCTCTGATACCCGCAACATTCGATTTACTAATAAGTTTACATCCATTTGTTAACTCCACATCTTCTTCTGTCCATTTCTTTCCTTTAAGATTTCCAAAATAATATTTGATAGAATCGTTGTACTCAAAATGGTATTTAATATAATCCATATTACCCGTACTTAGTTTTTGTGTCGCAGACACCCACGCATAAAATAGCATATCGTCTTTTGGACAAAAACAAAAGTCTTTGATAATAGAGCATTTCGTAAGAACTGTCTTCCCGTGTCCTCTTGGTAGAATTACTGCTAATTGTTTGACGCTATTGTCATCAATTGCATCTGCCATTTCATAATGAAACGCAGGAGTTTCACTACGCATGAAGTCATCGGGAAGAAACAGTTTTCCAAACGCTATTAAGTCTTTACTCGCTAGGAGTAGAGCTTCTTCCGCTTTGCTTACGTTTTTCTTGTTTATGTTCATTTGCTTTTACTTCTTTTTCGATAAATTTGGTTAATTTATCTTGGTGTTTATTCATTCGTATATATTTATCTAGCACATCATCTAGCATACGCATATGATTTGCAACAAAGTTAATACGATTTTCCAACTCTTT